CAGGTTCTACGCCCCCAGCGCCGTCCCCCCCCTATTCGGGCTGGCCGAAACTGATCCGGTCGAAACGGGTCAGGGTCAGGGAAACCGCTTGTCGGGCGAAGCGAAAGTCGAGCAGCGGGCCTGGGGCTTCGCCGGGCCAGTGGCGCGGCGGTTCGAATTCGACCGCTCGCCTATCACGTTCATCGTGGGACCGACGGGCGGGGGCAAAACCATTGCCGCGGCGCGTCGGTGTCTTCGTACTGCTCTCTGGCAGCACGCTAGTCCGAGGGACGGCTGGCGTCGAGCGCGAATTTACGTCGTGTGCCCCACATACCGGATCGCCTGGGACAGCGTGATCCCGAGCTACCTGAAAACCTTCCCGAAGGACACGGACCCGAAGACCCACGGCCACGCGATCAAGGCCGTCTGGAAGGGCGCCCAGGGCGATCCTGCGACCCATGTGGTCCAGTTTCCCGGGAAGGGGCCGGACGGGCTGGGGCCTGTCGAAATGGAGGTCCGGTTCCGGGCCGTGCAGGACGTCGACCTGGACGAGTTCTTCCGGGGCAAGGAGTGCACGGCGTTCTGGCTGCCGGAGTTCGACACCCACGTCCAGAAGGCGATCCTGTCCTACTGCGTCAACCGGGTCGGGCGCTATCCCGAGCCGGAGGACCGGCCCGAGGCGTCGGAGACCGTGGCCTATGCCGGCGTCTGGGGCGATGCGAACACCCCGACGATCGGCAGCTGGTTCCAGAAGGACTTCTACACCGCCCCGCCGCCGGGCGTCATGGTCCACAAACAGCCGCCGGGCTACGATCCCGACAGCGCCGACGGCTTCCACCATCTGGCCGAGAACGCCGCCAACCTGAGGCGCATCCGCCCCGACTATTACCGCAACATGGCGGCGGGAATGGACGAGCACGACGTGCGCCGCCTGCTGCAATGCAAGCTGACCTATGGCCGGATGGGCAAGCCGGTTCACCCGGCCTTTGACGAGACGCTGCACGTCGGGCCTGACGACATGGAGCCGGATCCGGAGGCCGTGGTGGTCATCGGCATCGACGTGGACTTCCACGGCGCAGCCCAGTTCGGGCAGCGCGGCATGTTCGGCAGCTGGAAAGTCTTCGCCGAGGTGGTGGCGGCCGACGCGCCCGATGGCGAGATGGACGTGATCGAGTTCGCCGAGGCGATCAAGGCGACGATGAAACAGGTGTTCCCGCGCTGCAAACGGGCGATCATCGTCATGGACCCTGCCGGCAAGGGGCGTTCGACCCTGAACCGGGGCCTGAGCTGGGGCAGCGAGCTGCACCGCCGATCGGGCATCGTGGTGGTGCCGGCATCCACCAATGACCCGCGCCTTCGCCGTGCGGCCATGGCCCGGCCGCTGAAGCGCCGGCAGGGCATCGTCTGGCACCCGCGCTGCACCTGGTCGATCACCGCCATGAACGGCGGCTTCCACTACCCCCAGAAGGGCAACACTACGTCGCAGGTGGCCAAGAAGAACGAATACAGCGCCATCGGCGAGGCCGGCGAATACATGGTCATGGGCGGCGAAGGCGTCGAGGACCGCGGCGGCCTGATCCCCGCCATGGGCGTGAGCGACCCGGGGGCCTCGAACGTGGTGCAAGTCGTCTTCGACTGACCGAACGGGGCCGTCCCCTCCCCATTCGGGCGGGGTCAGGATGCTGGAATGAGCTTCCTGCGCCGCGCCAAGGTGACCGAGCCGCCCCGTCCGATTGATCCGGCGGATACGGCCAATCGCGCCGATCAGGTGCGCCAGCGCCGTCTGCGCGGCGGCGGGCGGGCCTCGACCTTCCTGAGCCAGGCCGTGGCCGAGACCGCGACGCCCGGCCCGCGGGCGACGCTGACGGGCGCCGCCGGATGACGACCGCCGCCCAGGTCCAGATCAGCGACATCGGCAAGCGCACGCGCCGGTGTTTCGAGGACGCGCAGGCCCTGCGCCTGAACCACGAACCCGGCTGGCAGGCCGTGGCCGACTATTTCTATCCGAACGCCAACTTCCAGATCACGCCCCAGGCCGGCCAGCGCCGCCCGCGGCGCGTGGTGACCAATGTGGGACGGCAGAACCTGACTTCGGCGGCCGCGCTGGTCACGGCCTATGCGATCGACACTACCCAGCCCTTCCTGACGCCCAACGTCGGCCGGTCAATGGCCCAGAGCGGCCGGGCGGTTTACCGCAAGGGGCCCGACGGCCGCCGTCTGGACCTGGACGAGGCGTCGCGGGACTATCTGGACGACCTGCGCTGGCAGATGTTCGACGCGCAGATGCTGCCGCAGTCGAACTTCCTGCCGGCGACGGTGCGCTTCATCCTCGAATTCCTCGCCTTCGGCGGGTCCGTCCAGTGGACGGGCCGCAAGCGCGGGTTCGGACCCCGGTTCCAGCACCGCCCGTTGCGGGCGAACTGGTGGATCGAGAACGAAGACGGCGAAATCGACACGGACTTTTTCCAGTGGACCATCCCGGTTCACCGGCTGGTCCAACGCTACCCGCGCGCGGCCGAGCATCCGAAGATCAAGGAACTGGCCGACGACGACAAGAAGGCCCAGACGCCGATCCGGTGTCTGCACCTGGTCGAACCGCGCATGGGCGGCGTCATGGGCGGCGTCGCCTCGAACAAGCCGTTCGCCAGCAAGGTCTTCCTGCCCGACCATGACTGGTTCGAGTGCAAAGACGAAGGGTACGACAGCTTCCCCTACCAGATCGCCCGCATGGACCTGTGGGACGGCTCGCCCTACCCCAGCGGCCTGGGCTTTCAGGCCCTGCCCGACCTTATGGCGATCAACCATTTCAGCGGCGGGATGGAACGGGCGATCGACCTGATCAACGATCCGGTGCTGTTCGCGCCGACGCGCCTGTTCGGCAACAAGCTGGACCGCCGGCCGGGCGCGCTGCAGACCTATGACCCGGTCAACCTGGGCTTCCAGAACCTGAAGGACGCGATCCAGAAGGCGGACATTGCGGGCGACCCCAGCTGGGCCGAACGCCGCATCGCCGCCCTGACCGTCAACGTCGAACGCGTGTTCTTCGCCGACATGATGCGCCTGCGCGACGCGGCCAATGTGACGGCCGAGGAAATCCGCGAGCGTCGCGACCTGCGCACCCGGTCGATGAGCTTCCTGGTCCCGGCGCTGGACCGCGAGCTGTTCGGCAAGGCGGCCGACCGCAGCCTTGAGGCCCTGATGGAGGAAGACCTGGTCCCGGCGCCGCCGAAGGGCCTGTCCGGTGTCGAGGTCGACTGGGATTATGCCGGGCCGTTGGCCAAGGCCCAGATGCTGACCCAGGTGGACGGCGCCCTGCGCCTGTTTGACGCCGTCAGCATGGCCAAGCAATTCGATGAAAGCGCGGGCGACGTGGTTGCCGTGCATGAGGCCCTGCGCACGATCAACGACAGCCTGGGCAACGCCCCGGCCATGCTGAACAGCCGTGAGGCCGTGGCGACCATGGCCGAGGCCCGCGCCGAAGCGGCGGCCCAGAAGCAACAAAACGAGACGATGACCGCCGAAGCGACCGCCCTGCGCGACACCGGCCAAGGCGTCGCCTCGATCGAGAACGCCGGACAACCGGCGGCCATGGCGGCGTAGGGCCGCACCACAGGAGAGTGAACCTTGAGCAAGTTCCGCGCGAAGATCACCGAAGTAGAAGCGGCGCTGTTTGACGGCCATCTGGTCGGCAAGCCCAGCCTGACCGATCCGACCAAAGTAGAGCCTCTGACCTGTCCCGACTGGTTTCCAGCGGTGATGGAGAAGAAAGCGCCCAACGACTTCGGATGGGCGCATGGCGACATGTGCACGCTGGGCGACAAGATTTATCTCGGAAGGCAGGACGGCGACAACGTCAAGACCGTCACGGTTCATCCCGGCGACTGGTTCATCCGCCTGCCCAGCGGACTGCTGCGCCACGTGACCGGCGATGAGTTCGCCGCGACCTTTGAGCCGGTCTCGGACTGATGGCCGCCCCCAAGACCCTTGAGGCCGCGCTGATCATCGCGGATGCGCACCTGCGGATGCCGAGCTTCGGCGGAATGCCGGACGTGGCCCTGTCCCTGATTGTGAGCGCCGCCCGCGACAACTTCGCCCTGTCGCAGCAAGGCGGCGTCGGGGCCCGCTTCGGCGTGGCGCCGAAGGACCGCGGCACGGCTGGCGTCGAGGCGTGGTTCACGGATCAGGCTGAGGCTGTTGAGTACGCCGAAGACTGGGCGGAGCCCCGGCAAGTCTGGGACCTTGTGCTTGGCCAGCTCGTCCCATGACCGATCTCCCCGCCGACACCGAGGAACTGGAACCCGCCGTCAGCTTCGACAGCGCGCGGCTGATCGCCGAGGTGCGGCGGGGGAATGAGGACGCCATCGCCGAGGCGTACCGCGTGACCTATGGCACCGCCCTGGGCCGCGTCGTCCTGCTGCACGCGCTGGCGACCATCGGCCTGATCGGCCAGCCCCGCGCGGCCGAGACCCAGGACCAATCGAACCACACCAACGGGCGCGGCTGGGCCGTGCTCGAGATGGCCCGCCTGGCGGGCTTTGACCATGTCGCGATCAGCGCCGCTGGCCTGACGCAAACGCTTGAAGGAGCACACTATGACCGACACCACCACGGACACCACGACGACCACGGACCAGCAACAGTCCGGTTCGGAGACGACGACGGCTTCACCGGCGGCGCAGCAGACGACGGAACAGTCCACGACTTCGACCACGGCGGACCCGTCGGCTGAGACGACCACCACGACGACGACCGAGCCGCCGCCCTGGCAGGACAGCCTTGAGGGCGACCTGAAGACCGACCCGCTGTTCCGCGGGTACAAGACCGTGGACGAGCTGGCCAAGGCCCACGCGCACCTGACCAAGCTGAAGGGCGCCAAGGCGAGCGAGCTGCTGAAGATCCCGGCCAAGCCGCGCGATCAGGACCCTGAGGCCTGGGCGGCGGTCGATGCGGTTCGCGGGGTGCCGGCCGATCCGAAGGACTATCAGATCGAGCTGGCGCCCGAGGCGGCGGCGGATGGGCCGGAACTGGTCGACGTGCTGCGCGAGCTGGGCGGCAAGGCCAAACTGGACCCCGCCCAGATGGCGACCGTGGTCGAGACGCTGAACGGGCTGGGCGCGAAAGCGGCCGAGGCCGAGGCCAAGGCGCTGGACGCCGACACCGCCGCGACGACCGAGGCCCTGAAGAAGGAATGGGGCGCCCAGTACGAGGGAAACCAGCGCGGCATCGGCAAGCTGATCCGCGACGCCCTGGGCGGCGAGATTGACGAGGCGGCGGCGGCGGACCTTCAGACCAAGATCGGCTCGAACCTGACCGTCGCGCGTGTCCTCGCCCACGCCCTGGGCAAGATGGCCGAGCCGGAAAACCCCGAGGGCGAGGCGCAGCGCGCGTCCGCCCGCCAGATGACGCCGGCGCAGGCCGGTGCGGCGCTGAACGCGTTCTATGCCGACCCCGACAAGATGAAGGCCCTGAACGACAAGTCGAACCCGCAGCACGCGGCGGCGCTGGCTGAACGGGCCAATCTGCTGGCCCAGCGCCGTGGCGAAAAGCGGCCCGATCAGCCGAGCCGCTAAGGTTCGCTTGACGGGCTGCGCAAATCAGTTCAGCCCATAGTCTTCCGGTAAGGGGTGCGCCGGACCAAAGCACCCCACCCTTCCCCCGCCGGAGACCGCGAAAGCGCCGGAGCCCGGGGGGAGCGTCCAAGGCGGACGAGACCGCGAGGCGCGCACGGGCAGCAGCCCGAGACTGCAGCCGATCAAACCCAACCCCTGGCCGCAAGGCCGTTTGATCGCATGCAGGGAGGCTTCGCGCCCCAATGGACTATTCGCAAATCACCCAGGCCGACGTTGACGGCTTCCGCGCCAACCTCAACATGGTCCCGCAGGTCACCGAGAGCGTGTACCTGCCCCACATCGACGCCGACCTGGCCTATTCGACCGAAGGCAAGCTGTTCAACTTCGACAGCATCGGCACGTCGGACCCCAAGGACGTCGACACCGTCGTTCCGGACAGCCCCGAGGGCCTGCTGGAAATGACCCGCCGCGTCGGTCGCCTGAAGGGCTTCCACGACGGCAAGTTCATCGAGAGCGTCCAGAAGGTCCACCAGCTCCAGGACCCGACCAACATGGTCATGGCGTCGATGCGCGCCGGCAAGATGCGCAAGCTGGACAGCAAGGTCCGCGACGCCTTCTTCGCTGCCGCCCTGATCGGCGAGCACGGCGAAAACTCGGTTTTC